ACACGGAACGCAAAGCGCCTGCCAGTTGTCGGGCTCGTGCTTGCCAAGGGCATCGAGGCGCTGGATGTGGTCAATGTCGAAAGCTATCCCGAACAGATCGCACTTGCAGACGTTGCAGCGCCATTCCTGGCGGTTGGCAATCATGTTCCGCTGCTTAGCTGTGAAGCTGCGGCGCCGCTCTGGCTTGGGAAGGTCAGCCGTCACCGCACTTTCTCCGCAGCTCGTATGCTGCTCTGCTCTGTCCGCCACATGTCTATGATAGCGCTGGCCGCAGACAGGCGGTTGCGCCACATGTAGTCAACCTCGCGGCAGGCTTTGACCTGCTCAAGATGGTCCGTGTATCGATCATCAGCACGGGCAACCATCTCCTTAGCCGCTGCGCTCTTCTCGTCGCTTTCCAGCATCAGCCTTGCAAGGACGGTTTTTGTCAGGTCGTCCATGTGTTCCGAGGCTGCGCGGGCCTTTGCCGCTTCCTGCTGGGGGTCCGTCAGGTAGCGCAGGGCCTGCTCTAGCATCTTGTCTGTGATCATCAGAGAACCCGTTCCTCGACAATCTCAACGCCGGGGATCTCAATGGCGTCGCCTTTGGCGTGCCTGATGTCCGCGTTCGCCAGCTTGAGCGCCAACTCTTTCATTTCGTTGCGCCCGGCGTAGTGCGCTATCAGCGTGGCATAGTGCGTGACCTTGGCGCTGCGCTTCGTCTTTAGCGACGTTGCAGCGAACCCGCCAGCGGCAGAGGATACGCGAGAGGCGGCAAGCGCCTGGCCCTCGGCAATCTTCGCCTCGACATGCGCTGCCTTCACGTCCACGGTCGGCGCGGTAGCGGCGAGGAACGGGTCTTCCTCCGGTTCTTCTACAGCCTTGGCGGCGAGGCGTTCGGCTTCCTCCAGCTTGCGCCGGGCTTCCTCCGCAATGCGCTTGGCTTCCCGTTCGCGGGCATCGAGAAAGGCGGCGAGCTTCTGCTTCAGGCCCTTGATGATCTTGTCGCATTCGTCAATGAGAGGCTTGTACGCGCCATCGATCTGCCGGCCAGCTTCAAGGTGCGGGCGCTTCTTGTCGTCGCGCGTGGCGTCGATTTCCTTGGCTAGCTTGCCGCCATAACCGACATGATCGCGGACGAATTGCGCATTCGCTTCAGTTATCTCCTTGACGGTGTCGGCATCTGCTTTGAAGCGCGCCAGCATCTCCCGATAGGCTTCGACGTCGTCGGCCTTGTTGTGTCCGATATTACCTTGCATCTGCAAACGCCTCTTCTGCTTCAGCGCTTGTGCGCTCGTTGTGTTGAAGCCCTTCCATCAGTTCCGTGTAGGACTTGCGGATCTCGGCTTGCCAGTCTTTTGGCTGAAGCTTGACGCGTTCGGCGTTCATCTTGCCCCATTCCTTCAATTCCTGGCTTGATGTGATGCGGCGCATTTCCTCGACCATCACGCCATAGTCGCCCCGCGCATCGCCCTTGCTCATGGTTTGGACCGGCGCTGGCGCTGGGATATGCGAGGAAGCCGCATCCCTGCGGATTTCGTGGTGTGACGCGTCGGCGTCGTTGTCGCCTTCGGTCGGGATGCAGAACGTCTGCATCGCCATGTATTTGTAGGCCGCGCTCATGGCCTTGTTCGTGGCCTTGTCGGCGCTGTCCATCGCCTCACCCCATGTGCAAGCGGTGATCTTTGATCCATCAGAAGCGCACACAATGTCAAACTCGACTTGCACGACGACATAGAACAGGATGCCGCCTTTCTGTGTGGTCTGCTCCGTCTTCTCGCGCGTCAGGACTCGGGGAACGATGATCAGGTGATGCCGCGCAAGCAGAGGCGCCAGAGCGTTGTAGACATCATCAATGCCACGGAAGGCGTAACCTTGCTGCTGATTGCGCCGCCCCTTCGCAATCCCCTCCCTGCCTACATCCTGCATCACGGCGGCAATTGCTTGGTAAACTGCGGGTAGGGCAATCGTGTCTGTCATCGCTGGGCTCCTTGTGTGCCCATCCTATGCCACGCCATCTATCATTGCGCAAGCTATCTTTGCGCTAGACATGCGCCCTGTCTTGTGCCAGACGTCAGCGCATGGACGAGAAGACATTTGCACGCGCGTTAGGCAATCCGCAGCAGTTGGCGGAAGCCATCGGCACGACCCCTGACATGATCTATGTGTGGCGCCAGAGACGAACCGTCCCAGCTAAATGGGTTGTCAAGGTGTCGGATGCGACAGGCGTCCCGCCCTATGACATGCGGCCTGACATCTTCATGCGGCCTGGCAAGCGTAAGATCAGCGCATGAGCGAGCTGGAAGACCGCGCTGACGAGATCCGTGGCCTTGCCCAATCCTGCAAGACGATCAACGATCTGGCAAAGCGTTTAGGCTGGTCAATGGAAGTAACGCGCCACGCGAATACTGTCCTGAGCCTTGGCCTTCCCGACGCCAAGCTCCAAGCCGGGAAGCGCACGGAAGCGCGATCTGTTCCCAAGCCGCAAAAGGCAAAGCCGAAAGCTTGATGGCAATTTGTCAATTCCGGGCGTTTCTGGCTTGCGAATGGCTTAGAATGGGTTGATTGTGACGGCTTAACGCGGTTGCGGCTCACCTCGCAAAAGGTGAGCCGCTTAAGACCGATCAAGTGACGTTGGAGGCGTCAAATGTCGAAAAACAATCTAACACCCTCATTGCGTTCGCCAAGCCCCAAAAGCGGGGGCACGAAACGACAGACTAAAGAATATCTTGCATTGATTGAAGCGAAGCGGCCTGCGGTCGAGTCGTTCGGCTTTGATCCAAAGCCCCTTAATGCGTCCCTAAAGCCCCACCAAGAACACGCGACAACGTTCGCTATTCAGCAGGGCCGCGCGGCGCTGTTTCTTGATACTGGCCTTGGCAAGTCGCTGTGCGCTCATGAATGGGGCCGGCAAGTGGTGGAGCACACCGGCAAGCCCGTTTTGTTACTGGCTCCCCTCGCCGTGGGCGCTCAACACGAGCGCGAGGGCGTCAAGTTCGGCATTGACGTCAAGGCCATACGCGAACCAATGGAAGTGCGCGGCGCCCGCGTTTACGTGACCAACTATGACCGGCTTGAAAAATTTGACGCATCCGCATTCGGCGGGGTCATCCTTGACGAGTCGTCAGTCATCAAAAGCTTTAACGGCAAGACGACAAAGGCACTGATCGACGGATTTTCTCGTACGCCTTACCGGCTCGCCTGCACCGCCACGCCAGCGCCGAACGATCACATGGAGCTTGGGACGCATTCTGAATTCCTTGGCGTCATGCGTCAGAACATGATGCTGCAACGCTGGTTCATCCACGATAGCATGGATACCGGAACATGGCGCATGAAAGGTCATGCCGTTGATGACTTCTGGTCGTGGGTCGCATCCTGGTCGCGCTGCATTTCCAAGCCATCAGACATTGGTTTTTCCGATGATGGCTATGTGCTGCCCGAGCTGGACGTGCGTCGGCATGTGATTGCCGCTGATCGCAACGCGAACGTGGGATCTGAAAAGGACGGGCAGGGCCACTTGTTCCGTATGCCTGACACGAGCGCAACCAGCATTCATCGCGAAAAGCGCATGACAACGGATGCGCGTTCGGATGCCATTGCGGAGATTGTTGCGGGCAGCGATGAGGCTTGGGTGGTCTGGTGCGATACCGATTACGAAGCCGATGCGCTTGCCGCCCGCCTACCGGATGCCGTTGAAGTGCGCGGGTCCATGTCGGCAGACGAGAAAGAGCGCGGCCTTGTGGCGTTCTCAACTGGGCAGACGCGGGTTATCATCACCAAGCCATCAATCGCAGGCTACGGTCTAAACTGGCAGCATTGCGCCCGCATGGCCTTCGTCGGCCTGAGCTTCTCATACGAGAATTACTATCAGGCTATTCGCCGTTGCTGGCGCTTTGGCCAGACGCGACCCGTCCAGGTTCACATTGCCTGCGCCGATACGGAAGAAAACATCTGGCAGACCGTCAGCCGCAAGGCTGATGATCACGACACGATGAAACGGGCAATGTCGCAGGCTATGGCTCGCGCCGTGAAACGTGCAGCCGTCGAGACCTACAACCCCAAGAAAACCCTTTCAATCCCAACATGGATGCAGTCATGACCTCGGTAATCAATCAGTACGCGGGCGAGCATTTTACGGCTTACAATGGCGATTGCGTTGAAGTGGTCGGCGCCCTGCCGTCTAACAGCGTCGGCTTCTCGGTTTACTCGCCCCCGTTCGCTCACCTGTTTGTCTACAGCGACAGCGAGCGCGACATGGGAAACGTGCGCGATGAAGCGGAGTTTAAGGCGCTTTATCGGCATATGGTGCGCGAAAAGTATCGCGTCACGAAACCGGGCAGGCTGACGGCGGTGCATTGCTCCGATCTTCCGCGCACGAAGTCGATGCATGGCGTGGTCGGGCTCTATGATTTCCCGTCCGACATTCGGGAAGTCCACGAAGCCGAGGGGTGGACGTTTCATAGCCGTATCACGGTCTGGAAAGACCCCGTAGTCGAGATGCAGCGCACAAAGGCGCTGGGCTTGCTTTACAAGCAAATCCAGACTGACAGCACGCGATGCAGGCAGGGTATGGCGGATTACGTCATGGTGTTCCGCAAGACGCCGGCAGACGAGAAGGACAGCGACAAGGTCGGGCAGGACAAGACGCTGTTTCCCGTCGATATGTGGCAACAGTGGGCCTCGCCCGTCTGGATGGACATTCAGCAGACGAACGTGCTCAACGGCAAGCTGGCGCGCGAGGACAAGGACGAGCGCCACCTATGCCCGCTGCAGCTTGACCTGATCGAGCGTTGCATTCGTCTCTGGTCCAATCCTGGCGACGTTGTCCTGTCGCCATTCATGGGGATCGGCTCCGAAGGTTTCATGGCATTGAAAGCCGGCCGCAAGTTTGTCGGCTCCGAGCTAAAGCCGCAATACTTCAAGCACGCGGTTAATCACCTGATTGAAGCCGAGCGGGAGACTGCTACAGGCTCCCTTCTTAACTTGATGGGCGCCGCCTGATGACGCAAGCAAGCCTCTTTGACGAGCTACCAGACCCGCCCCCAAAGCCCGGCGTATCATACGATGACTGTTGTTCTGTGTGCGGGGTCGAAACCCCGCACATATTCCACGGCATCCGGTATTGCGAGGATGATCATCCCGACCCCGGCCCACACATCAAGGCGACACGGGCGTGAGCTGGGCGATTGAGCAACTTGTGCGCGGGAAGGTCTGCGGGAGTTCAAGCCGCAAGGCCGTGCTGCTGTCGCTTGCCAACAGGGCCAACGATGACGGTTCGGACGTCTGGGTCAGCAAGACCAGGATAGCCGCAGAAACCGAACTGGCGCGTTCCACAGTCGTCAGCGTCATGCGCGAATTGGAGGCGGGTGGCTTCATCCGGGCGATTGGCAAGAAAACGGGCAATCACGGATACACGGTTGTTTACCACATGTCGGTGGAGAAATTGTCCTCCCTACAAGATGGATGGTCTAAGTGTAGTAATCCGAACACTTTGGACGAAGCTTTAGGGGAGGAGCAGCCAGAGCCGTGTGAAGTGGCCGACCACGCGACACTTAAGGCGGTTCAAGTGTCCAAATCGCGCCGTTCAAGTGTAGCGCTGTCGGACAAGAACAGTCCTTATAGAACTAAGATATTAAATCCTTCGGATCAGAAGAAGGCTTCGCCCCCTCCCAAACGCACATCGTCTTTTGTTCGATGGGAAGCGCAGCGCGAGCGTGACCCTATCAAAGCCTCTGCTCTTTTCGCGGAAGCAGATGAGTTGGCTGACGAGGAAGTTGCCGCTTGACGTGTGCTAGCATTTCGCTAGCCTCTTCCCATGATCAGAACGCGCAAGCCCAAAGTCCAGCTCAACGTCCGCATCTCCCCCGCGCTGAATGCGCAACTGGAGAAGCTGGCCATCAAGGCGGATGTTACCAAAGCCGCAATCGTTATCAACGCATTGAAAGCGCATGTTGAAAGGGCCGGAAAATGAGCCGTCATCGCATGTCCGACGCAGAACACGCTGCGGAGTTACGCGCCGAGATGGAAGCCGCCCGCACGCCAGCGGACCAGCTTGCACTCATGCGCTTTTACTTGATCGAGTTTGACCGGGCATCGGAGCGCTTTCCCGAACTTGACTGCGACAAGTCACGCCAAGTCCGCGCTGAACTGGTCGAGGAAATCGCGCGACTTGAGCAACTCAACAAACACTGACACAAAGGGCATGGGAGCTGGATATGTGGGACGGTCAAGGGTTATCCGAGACAACCGAAGAGCGATCCGACTTTGATCGCCTCGCAGTCGAAACGGCTGGCATGTATCGCTGCGCTGAGATCCGCAGACACGTCGAGCGGCATTTCCAGCTTGAGCCTGGCGCGTTGCTGATCCGCTCGCGCAAGTGGCACATCTCGCATCGCCGACAGATCGCAATGGCCATCTGCTACAAGCATTTCCGGGTCCGCATGAGCTACGAAAGCATCGGCAGGCAGTTCGGCGGGATGCATCACAGTTCAGTTCTCTTCGCGTGCCAGAAGTTCGGGCTGGAGCCTGACCCCGTGTACTCCGCCAATGGTCGCAGGGCGCGCACGTTCCGGGCGGATGCGCAGATCAAGCGGTTCGCGGCATGAGCAAGCACAACGCCAGACACGCCCTAGCCGAAGCCGACAGGCCAGCCGGCAAACCCCAGACACGCATCCCTGCCGCCAAGCTCGCAACCTACCTCACCGAAGAACAGATACAGGTTCAGGTCGCCCAATACCTCAACGCCAAGCTGCCCAAGACGTGGCGCTGGTTTCATAGCCCAAACGGGGGACACAGGCTCAAGTCCGTCGCCGCCAAGCTAAAAGCCCAAGGCGTCAAGCCTGGCGTGCCCGATATCTGCATCTTGCGCCCTAACGGCTCGCCCCTGTGGATTGAGCTGAAGGCATTCGGCGGCGTCCTGACCGTTTCGCAAAGGGAGTTTGGGGCATGGTGCATCGCCAACAAACAACCGTTCAAGGTCTGCCGATCTGTGGGTGAGGTCGAGGCATTCCTGAAGGAATTTCTGGCATGACCCTCTGCACCGGATCTGGAAGCCTGCTCCAGCACATCTACTGCCACGTAGAGCGCAGCTTTGTCCGCACTGGCGAGCAGACCGGTTTCGAACCCGCTGTATGGTTTGGCCTTCGCTCTTTCGCGGGCCGTGCATGGGGATGCCACGTGCTCTTAGAATGCGGCGCCGTAGTCCGTGACGTGCCGCTTCATGCGCTGGCTCAACACGCTGACGCTGAGGACTGGCTGTTAGAGGAAAGCCAGCATTGGGACTGCTACGGCGACCAGTTCAGCCTCGTCCGCTACACCTATTTGAGCGGCCTTGAAGCCCGCGCCAAGTGCGGCCCTGCCGAGCATCTAGGCGAATACCTGTTCACAGCCTGCCCGATGCACGACGGCTTCAGCGCAGAGCCTGAACAATCGAAAGAGTTCATGTTCTTGGCGCTCCGCAACGGACGCTTCACGGCCCAGCCGACAAACCGCGTCCTTTTCATTGAGCGCAGTTTCACCGATGACACGGGCTGGCCAACCGACATCCAGCGCCAGAGCGAAATCT